CCGCGCATACTCGAATCTGCTTCCTCGGAGTAACGCGGGTGAGCTCGCCAAATTCGTCCAACAAAACTTGTGTTAGGAAGCTTTAATGCTGCAGATGCATTCTTGCCGCCTGAGGTGACAACGTCGCGTCGCGGAATGATAAGATATTGGTTACGTGCATCAACCTGTAACTCGTCTGTTGAGCGAATGTCCCAGCTTTCTGGAACTCCTGAGCCTCTACGCTCTGGGAACTGGACGAGGTAACATTCACCTGATACAGACAGGTTAAGGGCTGCGTCCTTCAATAGTCCAGCCTGTCCGCCATACGCAGAGTCTAAACGCGCTAACGCACGCTCTGCAGCAGAGGCTAATCTCTGGTCAACAACATCGCTGTTGTGAACAGGGACAGGCGACTCCGCGGGATTATCAACCGCGGCTGCATAAAGACGAATACGCGAGACAACACTTGCGACAAGGTTAAATGCATACTTAACTTCGCCGATAGCGTCATAGTACTCCCAGGCTTCACTCTGCCAATCAGAGGATCCGCCAGTTCTACGTTGCTTAAATCTTTCAACCTCGCCCTTGTCGTTAATGGCGATTTGTACTGCCGCGGCTGTAATAGGACGTGGTGCAGCATAGGGAAGTGCCTGTGCATATGAGATGTCATTAAGAATGACGGGCGTTGTTACCTGAGTTTGAGGACGGCGACCGCGTGGTGGAAGCTCTTCTCGCCTAAAGACGGCCACTAGTTACTCCTCGTCTCTTTAGTAACGGAACGCATGTTATTTATCCAGGCGTGCAGTTATTAAGCCTGCCAATGCAGACAGGGCAAATATATACCCAATTAGAAGGGTGATACTTGGAAAAAGAGCATAACAAATCATCGTTGGAAGCGCGATCCAAAGCGAGATGCACCACTCGCACGTAAACAGGTAGCCAAGCGTCGTCTTGGTTGGATTCTTCTTCTTGAAGATCCACTCGCGCACGGGCTCAAAAAGAGTGTCGGTAATGAAAAAACGGGTAAGACGAAAAACCATAAGCGCAAGTACGATGAAGTGAAGTACGCTCATGTTGTCGATTTCATATAGGTTCATTCGGTAGGATCCTTTATTGAGTCCATTGTCTTGTATGGGCTAAATGACCGTAGGCGACTGCCACAGGTACATCCTGGTACGTGCTTAAACGAGATGATCTTCCCGGAGCGGGTAAGCGCCTGGGAATCTAGTTTTTTATCGCCAGACCAGTTAAGGTCCGACAACCTTTCAGAGAAGATAAGGCGTGGTCCGTCATTTGCATCCGCTGCAACCATAACAACGTGCGAGTCATCATCCTTCATAACAATGACGCGTACCCTCTCGAGATAGCGTCCTCCGCTGGGAACCTTTACGGCGGTAGTCACCGTCGTAAAGTCATCAACAACGTTTGGCGGAACTGCAACAACCGTCGCGGGGAAAAAGTCATGGATAATCTTCATACTGTGAGCGCCCGATCTACTCTACGTTTCATCGCTCGATAGGTAACGCCAGAGACGCGGGCGAGCTCTGAGACCGTGACTCCCTTTTGGTAGAGATCTCCTGCGATAAGGGTAAGTTCGTTGTTTGCGTTATATGAGGCAGAGGCTGGTGACGTGCGGGCACGGTACCGTCGTGCAAGTGGAGAAAGACGGGCAATACGCAACTGCTCGTCGTGCGGGATCCCTGGAGACTTTACTCTCCTTCTCCTTGTGATTTGCTTTGCTGGAGGTTTGGGTATGTCAATACCTGCGGTGAAAGTTTCAGGTATCTGCTTAACTACCCAGGAGCGAATAGTTGAGCGACGCTTCACGGGCGTAAAGGCATTGGCAATGGATTGTAATGTCCAGCCTGCCTCGTTAAGCTCATACACGCGACGCCAGAGTTGTTCCTTGGAAAGCGTAGCAAGAAGCGCAACTTCTTTTTGTGGAAGATCGGGTGTGTGCGCCATGGCGAGACTATATCACCTTGCGAGCGAGACTGTGTACAAAAACGTAACTGTATACATTAGATACTTTAGCGAACACGAAATCCTCCGCCCTTGCCTCCGCGAAACGCGGGAAGCTTTCTTGAGGCAAGTGACTTTGCCTTGATCTGTCCACCAAGAAAACCAGCGGGAGGTTTAATGAGGAGCGCGGTTAATGCGTGAACCAACGCGTCAACGCGGTCAGGAGACTTTCCTTCGCCTGGAATCCAGGCAGTCATTTGAGACTCAAGGTCGCCAAGGTATCCAACGTGGTGAACACGATTTTGCTCGTAGGCAAGGGTCACAGGCTCTGCACGTAAAGCCTTGCCGTGCTTTGAGTGAACCTCTAAAACCTTTACAGTTGGATCAATTGTGTTGATGGCATTACGAACAAGCGCACCGCCCTGGTTTACTTCTGCTACGACAGGGCAACCCCACTTGCGCGCCATCTGCACAACCTTGTTTGCCCACACATCAGGCGAGCCGTGAACGGTTGCATCTTCTAATACCCAGGAGTTACGCTTGTATAAATCGCGCTCGCCAGTTGACGCTACAACAACGATACCGCACTCGTCGCGTGGATTCTCTGCGACTGACGGGTCAACGCCAATACAGCGTAGTGGCGCTCCAATAGGAAGTTGCATCTCGCGAGTTCTGTCAATAAGTTCGATAGTCCACAACGCACCTTCAACGTCTGAGAGCATCTCACCGTAAAGTTCTTGGGCTGCCAACCGTGTTCCCTCATACACGCCAAGGATCGCATCAAGGTAGGCTTGAGATAGGTTTCCACTGTTATCTAAAGTAGAACCGCGGGTAATAACAACGCGGCCAGTCTTATTTGCCTCGGCGATAAGTTGATACAGGATAGGAACGCGCTTAGGTGTCGTGGTTACCATGATCTTTGGGTTTGCGCCCAAGCGTGTACCAACACGTAGGTTATCAAACGCAGTCATACCCGCCGCGTCGGGAGTTTGACGCCAGGCTGCAATCTCGTCACCCCAGGCATGCGTAAATTGAGGACCGCGAAGTGAGTCAGGCTCGTCTGCCGTGAAGCACGTAGCAGTGTTTCCGTTAGGCCAAGTCAAGCGTCTCTTTGAAGGCTCATACAGCGGGCGCTCGCTTGGCGGCGTCACGTTGATGATTCCTGATTCACCTTCTACGATAACGTCACGAACGTCAGCGGCGGTACGCGCAACAAGCGCAAAGCGTCTCTGCCCTGTTGTCGTGTACTTTGCCTCCTCGCGTACCCACTCAGCTGCGGTGCGTGTTTTACCAGCACCGCGACCTGCGATGTATGCCCAGATGTTCCAGTCGCCTTCAGGTTGTTGTTGCTCAGGACGACCCCACACGGACCAGTCCCACATAAGCTGGTCTGGATCAAATCCCTTAAGAATCTCCTGTTGTTGATCCTCAGGGAGCTGCGCGATGCGTTCCATGAAACTTTTGCCCATGTACAAATAGTACAATAAAACGAGCGAGACGTGTTACTTGAGCGCTCCTAATTTTGTGTACAATTCTGCAATTGCAGTACCTTAAGGCTAGCTGCCTTGGACGTGAGAGAAGAAGGTGCATTGTTTTTGAGAAATTGCAAAGTGTCTCCAACTTTTTTTCCAAAAAATATTTTTTCCAAGAAAAATCTGTAAAATTTTTTGATAGCGTGTTGTGCTTATGTTTTTGTAGTAAAAAATTTGGAAGAAGGCCAGCAGGTACCATTGGTATAAATTGTAGATGTTGTGTAGGTTGGACAAGGCCTTTGTGTTGCCTAGACATGTGTCAAAGATATGTATAGCTATTGTGACATGTAATATGTTAGTAGAAAGCAAGTGTATGGACTAGACAGATAAAAAAAGTTAGGCCCTTGGATTTTTTGTCCAAGGGCCTTGACCTTTATAAGATATGTTGTATGTTACAGAACAACTTCTACGTTACTGTCACCATCAAACAGCTTAGTGAATGTATCAGCGTCCATGATTCCAGTTCCTGCCAGGCCTTTAGCCTTTTGGAAATTGCTAACAGATAGCTTGGTCAAGTCACCATACCAGCCATCCTTATCAGCCACTGCTTCAGTATATCCAAGCTCGCCTAGACGACGTTGGACATGGTGAACAGTAAGGCTCTTACGTGCAAATGTATTCTTGTACACGCAGTTGGCAAGGATAACAGTGTCCTTGTCGTTTCCACTTACTGTAACCTTAGGTCCCTTTACCTTAGGCTTAGGCTCCTCCTTGGGAGCCACCGCAACAGGTTCAGGCGTTGGTTCAACGACCGCAACAGGTTCCACAACTGGAACAGGTTCAGGTGTTGGTTCAGGAGCAGGTGGTAGTTCTTCTAGCTGAGGAGCTACCTCAATGACAGCTGGTTCCTCTACAGGAACGACTGCCACTGGCTCGTCAGCCGCAGGGTTATATTCGGTCATGGTTGTATCTTATCCTTGTCGGTAAGTTATGACTTAGGAAATAGTGGTAGCCACTTGGTTATGGAAGGCTCAGCCGCAGTGCCATCGTAGGCATTAGGACCTAGTCCCCATGATCCCCAGTCAGTGCCACCCTTGGTCATGTGAAATGCAATCTTTGCATTAGTTACTGGATCAAATAGATCTGTGTTAGCCGCAAGGCCAAACTTCTCACGACGATCTACACCTAGGCTTCCAATCATGTTGACCTGGAAGATACCGTATGAATTATCTCCGGTATTGACGTTGTCATTGTGAGCTACGGGTCTGCCATTGCTCTCCCGCATAGCTACTGCCCAAGCCAGCTTTAGGCTTTGGCCTTTGAAGCCTACCGCACGGAGTAACTCTACGAGTTCGTCCTGTGCTAGCTTCCTGACTCCCTTGTATGTTTCAAGAGGGTCTGATAGTTGTATCAGCTCTTCCTTATGAGCTGGTACTGGTCTTTCGATGTAGGTAGTCGCCGCATTGGATGACAACGTTGTCACCGCGAAGATACCAATTGTAAGTGCCGTTATATAGGCTACGGTCGACATTGCAATTCCACGTAGTGTAAGCAACGCTAGTTCGCCTCCTTCTTAGGTTAGGGATGGGATAACTCAATGCAGCCACCGCACTGAGCTTCTTGCTACCCTGCAGCTTCTCAGACTTACGTCTGTCCTCTACCACTTGCACAGGGTTGGAGATGAAAGGGGAAACCAATGTCATGGTGTACCTCCGTCTCTCCGTATTGAACTTGCTGTATTACTATAACACAATGAAAGCGAGATAGGCACCATTGCTGGTGCCTACCGCATCACTTCTTTTCTTCCTCTAGCTTACGGACCTTAGCCATAATCTTTTCGAGGAAAGGGACAATCATTGCGTCTATCCATTGAGTCTCCTCAACGAATTCATTTGCGCTTGCGGCTCTACGTCCACGACGGGTAGCCTTTTGGATAGCGGTGATAGCTGGGCTATCGTGAATCAATCCGTATAGTGGCACTATTACCACCTCCTCTCGTTCTGATGGATTTATTATACCATCTTCCTGAGAGTTTGTAAACCCCTCCCCTTGTGGAGGAGGGGCCGAATTCATGCCCTCTGGGACAGGCATGCCATGCCAATCGCGGTTAGCCCAAGGGCTAGGACCAATGACCCCTTCTCAGGGGTTAGGAGCGCCGTGAGCACCGCAAGTAGGGAAGACACGGCTGATACCACGGCTGGCCACACAAGGCCTTGTATCCAGAGCTTGAGATTCATTTACTTGCTCTTACGGGTCTTACCCTTTAGACGATCTGAGGTGTTGCGGATCTCAGTGCCTGAAGCGGAGATGAGCTTGCGAGCCTTACCGTAGGTAATGCCTAGTTCCTGGGCAACCTCAACCACTGACTTACCAGCGGTATAGAGAGCTGCGGCCTGCTGAGGTGTGACGGTTGTCGTCATTTGTTTGTTTCCTTTTCTCGTTGTTTCGTTTGTCTCGAGTGAAGCGAGTGAAGCTCGTGAACGATCGATCAAATCACGGGCTTCATTGAGCAATTTAGTACTGCTCAAGATTTATTTTTCTTTTCTTTCTTGGGCGGAACCTTGCCATGACGATTGCATAACATCTTTCCTCCCCATGCAGATCGTGGCTTCACATTGAAGTCACAGTCTGTTCCATATCCTGCCGCATCACACTTAACCCTTTTAGCAAGGATTGAGTTATTGATGCTGGCAATAGCTCGCTTGACAACAGAGTTGTTGATAGCAAAGCCATCGACCTGATGACAGGACCAACATAGATATTCATTGCGTCGATGCGCTGGATCACGTACCGCATTTGGTGAACCACACTTGTCGCAAGGTTGAACATGCTTACGTGTAGCTACAATATTGCGATAATCATTTGCGCATATGAGCTTATCATCAAGCTCATAGACAAGTACGTTTGTGTCACCGCACAAGGTACAAGTGTCATAGACATAGATCTGTTCTCGCTGAACAGTGCCGTGTGTCATTTATCCTCCGTACTTGTGGATGAACTATAAAATGAAAATTACTTCTTGTAAACCCTTGGACGAACTACGCCAAGAATTGGTTGTTCTGCCTCAGCCTGAGCTGCTGCCCGCATGAATTGTTTTTCTGCCATCGCATCGAACGCGGTGGCAATAAGGAGAGCAGGTAGACAGAATGCGATGAGTCCAGTGACGCCACTGAAAAAATGCATCCATGAACCACCAATAGAAAGAGCAATCATTGCGACTGCCCAGACTCCGGTGATAACCTTTAGTGAGAATGAGATGCGTCGAAACTGGAATCCGCGTGCGCGTAGGCCGCGAACTGTAGTAATGTCGTGTTTCATTGGAGAAGTCCTTTCGTCGGTTAGGATAATTGTAGCAGGTATAGGGGAAGAAGTACACTACCTAGAGGCTAGAAGTTGGCTATGACTGGTCAAAACCCAAACTTCTTGCGACACTCGGGTCCAAGCTGGAGGCTACGGCTGGTTGGGTCCGTAAGCTCCGCGCCGCAGGAACCGCAGCATGAGTAGTGCATACCGAAGAGCTTGGCGTACCCATACTGGTTTGAACGGATAACTCCAACGAGACCAAGCACATCCTGAACAGAAAGCTTGTGGCGTGTAAACCCACCAAGGCTTCCGGTGAGGCGGCGCATGTAGAGGGTGCCCATAAACTCGCGTACCTCTACGAAGAGTAGGTCGCCATGGGTCTCAAAGTCAAGGTCGATATGGCTAAGGTCCGCGATAGGAAGCGCGTACTTAGACTTTTGAATGGTAGCCAAGGGAACTTGGGTTGGGTTGACGCGAGGCGCCTTTGGGAGCTTTGGCAGCTTTAGCAACCGCTCGATTAGATCTGAAGCTTCACGCTTATTGAGGTGAGGTAGGTTCTCACGGAGCTCGTCAGCTTCGCCAGCCTCGATCTCGCGTTCCTTGAGAAGGGTAAGGATAAAGTCAACCTGCTTTTCAGAAGGTCCGATAAGTACTGTCATTTTAGGCCCCTTTCCTGAGCTTGGTACTATTATATCAGGTAAATTAGGAAGAGCTAGGCAGGTAAGTGCCTAGCTCTTCTAGAAAGGTGTCTACAACTTAGGCGGGAATGGAGGCCACCCAAGGAGACCCCGTAAAGGCGAAAATGAACTAAACTCCTTTACGGTAAGCAAATTATATCACACTTTAGCTACCTAAAAGCGTGACCTCATCGTGAACCGTGGTCACGACCTTTGCCCAGATCTGTGGAGTATGGTCAAACGGCTGGTACCCACCAGCTCCTCCAATGAGGACTCGACCATCAGAATACGTGTGGGCAATTTGCCCAACAGTCTTAGCCGCATACTCATAACCTGGGTAGTCGAACCTAAGCGTCGCCAACGGGTCTGTTCGGTGTGCATCAGCGCCAGTCGCCAACAAGATTACGTCTGGCTTGATCTCATCCGCAAGCTCACGTATCTCGTCCATGCACTGCATAAACACGTCGTCACCGGAGCCTGGGTCAAGAGCCCAGTTGTAGATTCCAAATGATTTCTTGTGTCCATCAAGACCAGTTCCTGGAAACACAGTTCCATCGTGAATCGAACATGTAACGATGTCACGTGAACTTGCTAACAAGTTTTCGACGCCGTCGCCATGATGCGCATCCCAGTCGATGTACATTGGCCGCATGCCATTTTTGGCAAATTCTTTTGCAGCCCACGCCATGTCATTGAATACACAGAATCCAGAGCTACGATTGTATTGAGCGTGATGCTTAGCTCCTTGCGGATTGAAGGCAACCTTTACGTCGTCATCAAGCATCTTCTCAACTAACCGCACAGTTCCGGAGAACATGTGTGTAGCAACACGACCAAGCTTTGTACTAACAGGCTCATCCCACTCGGCGCAAACGCCTTGGTCAATTACCCTAGACACGAAGTCCTTGTCGTGAATAGACTCGATACGTTCACGATCTAGCGGCATGATGTGTGGATAGACTAGAACAACCTCTTTTTCTTCAGAGATAAGTTCTACGGCATATTTTGCACGCAACGGATTTGTTGGATGGTTTTCACCAAGTTTCCAGTCAAGATACACGTCGTCATATGCGATGTGTAACTTGTTATTCATCCGAATCGTCTCCTATCTTAACTGTACGAATTAGCTGTTCAAAATCTTTGTTGATAAGAACTGCGCTTGAGCGCTGTGACCGCATGAGCCCAATTGCCTCATCAGGAGTATAGCCTTCAAGCAAGAGCACGAGTCCCATTGTCAAACCAGAGCGGTTGATTCCAGCTTGGCAACGAATCAAGATTCGCTTGCCAGCTTTCCAGTGCTTGTGTGCAAACTCCGCAGCTTCGAATAAAGCATCGAAGTCAATGTTGCCATCAAGTTCTGCGTCATAAAATCCATAACGCATTTCTTGAACCTGCCAGTCGACTGGACGAGCCCAGGCATATAAAGTTACGACCGTATCAAACTCGTTCTTTGTAATGTTACGAGTTGTGTAAGGGTTTGCCTCATACTCAATCGTGTCAAAGTCATCTGTGCCACCAAGCCATAAGTTAGGCAGGATCTCGCTCCATAGAGGGAAGTCCCAGTCTATCGTCTCATGAGTCGGCGCCGCATAGCTTTGTAATTCCTCTTCATCAATAATGCGTGCCATGTCTCGTCCTTTCGTCATTAGGTGGTAGACCCTAGCAACCACTTGTTAGGGTCTCCACTAGTCTATTATATCAGGTTAGTACACAACTCTACAACATGGAGCGGACGACGGGGGTCGAACCCGCGACCTGAACCTTGGCAAGGTTCCGCGCTACCAACTGCGCTACGTCCGCACACCTATCTGAGTCTTTACGACAATAGGCTCTCCAGAAAAAACGTCCCACTTGATTGCAGCTGCAATCGCCTTACGGATGTACTCTTCTGCTTGCTTTGGACTCTTTGCTTTGCTTGCACTAAGAACTTCAAGAGCTCCTAGCGCAACGTTACTTCCAGATCCAGCATAGTAAATGTTATTTACGTCTCTGTCCCAAGAGTAGTCTTCAAAGATTGGATATATGACACCGCGCACAGCAACAAGAAACACAGAGTCGTGCTCCGCAGCTTGTCCGTCCTCCTTCATGTCGTAACCAGCTTCGATAAAGCTCTTACGCATTTCTGGGATGAACTTCCTTGTCATAAACTCGTCGAGAAGATGAATCATGTTTGGTGGCTTTGGTGGTCGCCATCCAAATTGAATAATGTTAGATCCACGACTTGAACCCGCACCAGCAATTAGGTACGGACCATTCTCGATAATCTTATGAGTCGCCATAGCGATGTGTCGCCCTGACTCGTCACTCGCACGAGAGTCGCAGCCAATTACACACCAACCTTCGCCTTGTATGGCTGCAAGTGTTGTCACAGATCCTCCCCACGGATTCCAATGCCTGGGAAACTATATCCCAGGCTCGGAACACTAATTATGCAGGATCAATGATACTGAGAGGTACATTCACGTTTGCAGATTGAACCTCACGGGTAACAGGGTTGACCTTGGCAAATCTTCCCATAGGATTCTCAAGTCTAACCACAACCTTTGTGCGGTTCTTTGAGACAATTGTGGCATATTGCCCAACCATGTACCGTGTTCCAGTAAGTTCGTTGAACTTGACCCTATCACCAACGCTATAGTCGGCGATTGTGCGAACCTTCCGCATAGACATGCGGCGGTTTTCTATTGCCTTTGCGAGTTGCTCGAGATCGTTATCAAACTGTCCCGCAGCAATACTCTCGATGAGTGTCGTCGTTGTGTCCATTTCCCCTCCTTTTGGGTAGGGTACTATTATATCATACTTTGGAGAGGAATGTAACCTCTCCAGGGTAGAACAGTTTACCGTGTAGGTCATCAACCAGTTTTAGGGCGATGGCTACCGCACCTGTCTCACTGGAACTGATGACCTCAAGCTCACGGGACTCCTCGGTCGTATTACGGCTGTTGAGTCTTACCTTGTAGCGAAAAACCTCTACGCCACCTGGTTTACGTTGACCTGTGTTGTACTCTGTCACGCATCAACCTCTGCCTTGAAGTACTGGACTCCATCGGCCTTTTGCGCTTCGTCTTGCTCCCAAGGAAGTCGTGTTCGGTCGATGTCAAGTAAGCTGTTGGTAAACAGCACCGCAGTCTTCTTTGCAGCACCTAAAGTTGTGTGCGCCGCATGACGGGTCTCGCCTGAGGCAAGATCCTTTACAGTCACAAGCCAAGCTGCTTGTGGAGCTTTATTCTTAAGTAATGTAGCTACTACGCTCATTATCTTCCTTTCGTCTTTGTGTTATGAACCTATTATATCATGTCATCTTCGTCTATGGAAGGTGAATCTTTTTCCTCCCACATTTCTGGACGAAGAGCAATTTCATATTCATCACCGCGCCACGAGTTTGATCCGAACGAGATGTCCTCGTCCTCGTGAAGTTTGTCTACGCTGAGAACCGCAGTATAGCCTTCCTCCTCGAACATGATGACAAGCTTTACGTCTCCTTCATTCGCATCGTCAACAAGTGCAACCTTGAAAGGTCGACCCGCAACACCGTTGCGATGAAAGTCAAGATCAATGATTTGCAGTCTATCTGGGTCTACACGTGTCATGACGCTTTCCTATCCGCGGTACCTGGCCTATTCTTAGTTACGGTACAGCCTTCAAGTTTTTGTTGTGAGATCCATTCCTTTGCAGTTTTCTCATCAATGAATTGACCGAGCCACTTATCGCCTTGAAAAACATTTACGAGCTTATATAAATTACTCATGCCGTAGCTCGATTCTTTTGCATGACAGGTCGATATGACTTACTGCTTCCACCTTGCGAAGGTGTCATGTAGCCATACCGCACAAGACGGAAACGTAAAGCTCCGTGCGTAACTCCTAAACATTTTGCAAGACGATAGAGAGTAACCTTCTCTTCGTTATGCGCCTTCCAAAGAAGAGCAACGTATTCCTCAGCCTCTACGCGATATTTCGGTGAGTGACTACGAACAAGTTGAGCCATAGGTTGAAGTTCAAGTAGACGAGCTAGAGTTTCGGGACTTGGCTCGTACGCTTCGTACTTGTACTCAATTACTGTCTCTGTTGGTAGAGCTGGGATTGGAAATTCATTTGGGAACATCTTGATCTGCCTGACAAGCTCTAAGTCTATAGTTGACTCGATCTGTCGGATTCTTTCTCGGCTTACGCCTGTTGCATCTCCAATTGACTGAAGAGTCCAACCCGCATACCGCAGGGCTGCTATGTAGGAGTTGCGCACGAGTGCATCAGTCTTTCCGTCGAGTGACTTAAGAATGAGCTGCACATTGTCTGGTAAAACCAGACCATTGGTAATTGTGTGGGTCTTTTCAACGGCGACCTTCTTACCGTACTCTTTGCGTCCTTTTGTCATGGATAGATTATATCACACTATCTACAAAAAGTAAAACGGAGCTGGGATACTTCTCCTTATCCCAGCTCCGTAGCGCTACTTACTTTGTCTTAGGAAACTTCTTTGTGCCACGACGAATCGCGGACATCGTCACTGACGCTTCCTTTGTGTCTGATACCTGCATCTTCTCACCAGTTGTGGTATTGAAGATTAGGTAGTGTGAGCTGTCAACCGCACGTAAAACAGCAAGTGTCTTACGCTTACGGAAGTACGCTGGAGTGTACCCAGCTGGGAGCTTCACACCGCGAGCTAAAGCTGGAAGTGTCTCTGTACGAGTCCCAGGCTTTGCACGCAACGGAGCTTTTGTCTTTGTTGTCATGCTTTCCTTTCGTCACTTGAGCAAAGGGGATTGCTCATAGGTTGCTCACTATTATATACAGAATGAGCAAATCTGTAAAACGAGTTAGTTGATAGCGAGTGGGTTACATACAGGAAGAACGTGACCTCGCCAATCACGAATTATCTTGTCCAGGGTATCGGAATATCCGAACTCCTTGGCTCGAATCAGAATGGCGTAGTCAGCCATGGACTCAGCCCATTGGTCTTCGTGCTCCTGCTGAGTCTTAGCAGAGCAGGTTACGCAGAAATCTTGGTTTGTTTCCATGCTTGGTCCTTGATCTTTTGTTGTAGCTCACGATTTGGCACGAGTGCAAGAAGAATGAGTCCGAGCTCTTCTTCTGAGAGAACTATTGTGTATTCGTTACTCATTTGAAGCTTCTTCCATAAGGTCAAGCACAGCCTCAATGTCCTTCTTGATGAAGTAGAAAGCATTGCCACATGAATAGCAGTAGGTTTCAGTGATAGGAATCTCACGGCAGAACGCGTCGATACCGGAGTAAATCAGGTCTGTGTTTGTACACCCCTGAACTTTGCATTGTTGCATTTTCGTCCTTTCGTCGTTGGTGGTACTATTATATCGGGTTTGGAGACTACTGTAAACTAAGCTCCAGGAATTCTTTACCCCAAGACGCAAGCTTTGGCTCGAACTTGTTCTTGTGATGGCTGCATAGGTAGAGGGTTCCGGAGTCACCGGAGATCTTCCACATTGCTCGGGCAACACGGCACGAGTCACAAGGTTGATATTCACTAAAGGTCTTTGGTTCTTCCGGCTGTTCGAGCTCGGCAATAGTACCTGTCTCTAGCATGAGGCTCCTTTGTTAGTAATAAATTACCACGAATTCTTTCCGTAGACTGAGACTCCAAGAATCTTAGAAACTCTTGGGAGAACATTTTCGTTTGTTCCGCCAACATGCCACTCGTATCTTTCATTATCTAGAGGTGCACCATCGCTATATCTCTTCCAATCATAGATTGTAGCGACAAGCCCATCATCGAATTTGATAGACCACTCTGTGGTAACCTTTTCATATGAGTCATGATTTTCCTGAGGAGTTCCAAGAACTTCTTCGATTTGAGCTCGGGTTGTAGTTACATACCCTTCGAGAGCAGTCCCACTTGAATTGACGTTTTTTGTTGTAAACTTTTCCATGTCCATTCCTTTCGTCGTTATGGAACTATTATATCATGATTAGTCTCTAAAGTAAAATAGGCCAGCCCTTTCGGAGCTGGCCTATTTGGACTAGCAGACTTTCTACTCGGGTTTACGGTACCGCGCCTGATTACAGTTTGCGCACCCGCGTCGATGGTGCTACGGATTTTTACCGAGGCTAGCTTTCGCTATTACCGAGGCTGTGATTCTTACACCTGCTTCGTTTCCTGGAACTCATAACACGTCAGCTTGTCGGGAGTAGTTTCCCCATGGGATACCCTTACGCTCTAGAACCAGTAAGTCCAATATTTAGTTGTAGTACTATTATATCAGGAAGATGGGATCTCTTCCCAGTCCGTCAGGTACCGAGCTTCGAAATCAGAGGCTGGCCTTTTGAGTCCGAGCTCCGCCATCTTGAGAGCACGGTCAACGTCTGCGCGCTTGCGTGCCCTAAACTTGTTGACACGCTCACCCGTCTGAACGTCTATGATTTCCCAGACGCCCGCTGCAACGTTTCGCTTACGCATAGATTTCCCTTTGGAATTTCGCCGCGAACTCCTGAAGCTGCACGAGCCACGCATGTGAAAGCTCCATGGTCTCGCCTTCTTCATCCGTGCCGCCTGTAAACACGCAGTCTCCAAGAATGAGGTCGGTCGGTCCAAAGCTTCTTTCCCACAGGTGAGAGGCTATGATGTTGAGCGGCAGGCTAACAAGCTTGCCTTCCTCGTTGCACCAGAGTGTTAGGTCAGGCTTCAAGTCTACAGGTTGAATGAGTCCGCCAACCGCGTCTCTGATTTGGCTGTACTCGTTTGTGCTGAGGTCGAGGACCTCGGTTGTGAAGTCGGTATTTATCCGCAATGCTGTTTTCATTTACGTGCCTCAATTCTTTCCTTTGCGACGTTGATAAGAGCAACGATGTCGTAAATTACTTCCTCAGTGATTCCGTACTTGTTGTACAGGTGAGAAGCAAGGTCCCATTCCGCAGTGTCTATCTGTCTCTCAATATGAGACTCGACATCTTGCTTTGTGAACCACTCAATCATGATTTCGGAATCTTGGTCTTCTTGCTGAAGAATCTCTATAGCGTCTGATACTTTCACGATGCCACCTCCACATCTGGGAACCACTTCAATAGAGTCTGAAGTAGGTGGTCGTAGTCGCCTGCAGTCATTTCCGCAGTGAATGTTTGAATCTCATCGCGTCGCCCTTGCTTTTCGAGCTCGCGGCGTCCTGCGCCAATTATGGCGAAGGCGTTTCCATCTGTAATGCTAATTGCCATTGGGTGTCCTTTCCGTCGTTAGGGTACTATTATATCAGGAATCGAGTACACTCGCAAGATCTTCGTAAAGATTCTCGATAATAGTTCCATGCTCCATGATGACCTGCTCGAACTTGTCGTCCGCATCAGAGATGCCTTCAGGGAGAATCTTGTTTGACGGCATCACGTAGATGACATCGTCCGGTGACAATATCCACCAATCGCCGTTCTCATTAGCTACATATAAACTATTCATTGTCTTCTCCTAAAGGATACAGGTAGTTGCCAAGGTCAATGCCGCAACCAGTTTTGATGATAATCTCGCCGGAGTCATCTATAACTACAGTCGAGCCATGAAGTCTTTCGTCGACCCATTCCTTGAGATGCTCTAAGGTTTGGATGTCTTCTACCTTGAGTTTCATTTCTGTCCTTCCGTCGTTTTGGCAACCGGTGGAAGAAAGTCTGGCGGTTACTAGCTGCTGTGCTACCTAGCTTCCGCGGTTTCATATCCACCGGTTGTTGGTATCTATTATATCAGGAATTGGAGACAAGGTACAACTTGTCCACGACCTCTTTGAGCGAGATATGCGCCTTCCCAAGGTTTTGGGTCAGGCTGGATATGGACCCGCCTTGTGAGAGGGACTGAGCGGTCTTGGTCGCCACGGCAACTGCCGAGTTGCTGGTGCCAAGAGTCAGGAGCTTGCGACCCGTCAAATCCTGGGTCGTCCAGCGCCCGTGGGCATAAAGGTCAAGGTCTGGCCCGCCGTTGCTGGAAGGCATCACCGGAGTGACCCAACCAACCACGCCGCGCATGGAATATCGCACGTCCGTTGCGCCGACGGATATAACTTCAGGGGTACAGGCTGGGTAATCAACCTTTGTCTTGTTGCCACCGTTACCAGCGGAAGCTACAACCGCGATGCCAGCTGAGCTCAACTTCTGGGCAGTTGCCTGGAAGTTAGCTTCGATGGGGCATCCCGCTTCTTTGTAGGAACGTCCGACGGACATGGAGACCACGCCGACGTTTAGTCGGGCCGCATTAGCATCTACCCAATCAAGTGCCTGTTGAACTGAGCGCATGGTGTAGCTGTTGGCGAAACCTTTGGCGGACATGCCGACGATACGAATGAACACAACACGGACGTTTGGATCTACCTGCACCGCAACGGAATACATCTGTGAACCGTGATGCATAGCTCGATCTTTTACGTCCTGGTAGCGAACGTGCGCTGCGCCTGGCCCATTCATAAACTTCTGGCCATTCGGGCATGTGCCGTACTCGATGATGCACACTTCCTCGACCAGAGTCGACTTGACCCAGTCAAGCTCGGTGTTGATACCGGAGTCGATAATCACCAACGTCTTTTGCGTGTTAGCGCTTGCTGGTGAAATTGCAAGTGCGGCAAGTGATACTACAAGCAGTGCTACTATCTTCTTCATGATGTCCTTTCGTCGTTAGTTTTAGCTCCGGAGCAGACGCCTTTGACGGAAGGACTGTCTGCTCCGGAAGTTGTTAGGCAGCGTTCTTTCTGCCAATCTTTTCAAGTGCATTCGCAGCAGCGGAACCAATCACCATTGCTGCCTGCGCGGGATTGCGTACCTCTGAGAGTACAACTGCATTGGTGCCTTTAGTGATGTCCATACTGTATGACAGGTGACTTTCACGTGACGCAAAAGGAATCCACAAGACTGCAACACCATTCTTGTCACACTGTTGAAGCCAGTTACGTGCGTGCGCAGTCTCCTGCGCAGTGTAGCAACCATCGCTAACTACTACGAGCAAGCGAGCGCCAGTTCCTTGAAGGAGGTGCAGTCCACCATCAAGAGCTTTGAAAGCTTTGTCGAACTTCTCAGTTCCATCTGGTGCAGTGTAGACATTTACCTGGTCAAGGTGTTGACCTGGCTTGAGTGTCGCGAAGACGTCCTGTCCATAGTAAACCATGGCACACTTGGCTTGAATGCGACGTGATGCCTCAGACATAACCCAGGCAGTAGTTGCCATAGGCTTCATTGCGTCACCCATAGAACCAGAGATGTCAACCATAACGCCAACTGAAAGTGTTGGGTCATCTGTGTGCTTGCGCACAGTGCGACGCCATGGCTCTGCCTGCATCATCGAACCTTGTGCCTTGTAGGCTGCGTTCTGAACGATGGCGCGTGAGCGCAAGCGTCCAGGTGGAAGAATAGATGTGACCTCGTGCTCATCACGCTCACGATACTTTGCCTTCTCAAGAAGACGAGCGATCTTTACTGCAGCAGCACGTTCCTCACTGTTTGGTGCACGAGTTTCGTGTAGGCGCGAACCACTTCTGCCATAGGTACCTTCACTGGTATCTTTGAGGAAGACGTTTGCAGCTTCGCGTTCATGATCTTTTTGTTGTTGTGCAGCCTTTGTGCGAGTAGATACTTCTTCCTTCCACTCTTCAGACTGCTCTTGATCTTGAACTTCATCATTGACGGAGATGTCCATAGCTTCGGCAGCTTCATTGACTGCCTCCATGATCTCGCTTATGATGAACGCCATAGCTTCTTTTGGAGATACTGGGTCAAGTTCTTCTGAACGATCCTTGGCAGCTTCTTGAAGAATCTGCTCCCACTCACGAGCAAGCGCGAATGGCACACGAGTATCAGAGTGAAGTTCATGTGCTTGGAATCGAACCCACACACTGCGAAGCTTTTCGTAGAGGTCTGCTCCAAGATAATCAACAACTAGAGTTTGGATCTCTGTGATGTCGTCATAGGTAAGTACACCTGCGTCAACGCGAGCAGAGATGAGAGCAGCAAGGGTAGACATGGCACGAAGGTTGCCAAGTTTGTCAGCATTTTCTTCGAAGTCCTTGAGCACAAGTTCAAGAGCACTCGCGCGTAGGAACACACGATTTGCTGGGAAGTTGTCAACGCCAAGGCGTTCGATACGAGTTTCCTCGAGACTCATGTATGAGCTAAATTCTCTAGGTGATAAGACTGATGTTGCGTAGCTCAAGTCTACACGTGAGTAGCGAGCATGCATTGCTTCATGGAAGATAGCGCCTGAAGCTTTTGGCCAGTCAAAGAGGGTGTCGCGATTGGAAAGGTCGCCAATCATTGTTGGCGTTACAGATTTTCCGAATGCCTGCTCGACATTGACCTCGACCTCAGCCAAGGGTGGGTTGAAGCAAGCGGCGGTGGGTCCTCCAGCGCCTGGTCCTACGTATGCCACGATGTCGGAGCGTCCAGCCCAGGTATTGACTAGATAGCCAATCCTCGAACCTACGCCCAACCATTCAGGTGGCGTTTGTTCCGCGCGGGTCGCGGAAACCTTTATGTGTCCCATAGTATGTCCTTCCGTCAGTAGGTACTATTATATCAGGAAAAGAGGAAACCCCCTGACACCCATGACAGGGGGTTTCGCGCTACGCCAAGGGGATTAGATCTTGGCTGGTCGGCACTCTTCACCGAACACCCTTGTAAAGACATCCGCAACGACGGGGCGGTCTATCTCAGGTGCAGCGGCGATGATATTCGCAATTGCGAACTTGGTGCCGAAGTTTTTAGCGATGTCGCGGAACGCAAGCATTTCACGCATCTGTGGTGCCCAACCGCACTCGCCTGAAGCTTGACGGCGATTGAGATTTTGTGCAACTGTCACGATTTGTTGAGGTGCGCCGAGACGTTTAGCAAGAGTGTAGTCAGTAGTCATCTCTGCCTGGACGATGAATCGAGACAAGAGTGCTTCTGAAAGTCGAACTCCAGGAGCATTTGGATTTGTAGCAGCGATGACATAGAATCCTTCTTTCGCTTTTACAGTTCCACGCTCTGGGTTTGCAGTAATGATAAGTTCATCGCGACCATCCATGAGACCATAGACACCAGCAAGAACTTTTGGATCAACGAGACCAATTTCGTCAATGAAGAATGGACGACCTTGTTCTGCTGCTTTTACTAGTGGACCATCTTCCCAGCGGAAACCTTCCGGTGTTTGGACATAGCCACCAATAAGGTCTGACAACTCTGTGTCGCCAGTACCAAGGATGCTAATGACATTGTCGAATGCTGCTTCAACAAGTGCAGTCTTTCCGCAACCTGGAGCGCCGTAAAGTAGAATGAACTGCATCTCTTCACGCGCCTTGCGAAGAACGAGCACATCATCGTGTTCGCCCCACTTGCGAGCATGGTAGACCTCGCCATTAGGGCGAGTGTACTTTGCGTCACCTGTCATGGCATCTGCCGAGATAACAGGAATAACTTTCTTAGGTGCGGCACGATTAGCTACCTTACCTTGAGCGAGAACGTGTGAGTCGAGATCTTTGGAGATGTCCTCGTTGAGAGATTGAGCAAGA